GAAACACACTTTGATGACAAAGTTGGTAATGCACATGAAACATTATCAAAACTTGTAAACAGAAAAAATGCATTTGAACAATACATTATGAATGCTATTGAAAATGAAAATTTTGCAAATGCAAAAGAACTAATACAAGAAGAACCAATTGAGTTTGAAAACGCACATCAAAGATTAGGTTATCAAGTAGGACAATTAAGCAGTTGTGTGAAAGACAGCAAGTTAGCAAATTACTTAGGTGGAATTGGAAACAAATTATCCACTGGTGGACAATTAGATGCAATGGAGTATAGAGCAGTTAAGGCTTCTTTACTATCAGCACAAAGACCACAGCAACCTGTTATGGCAACAGAGATGTC